TTAGTCTTGAAATGAGCCACTGTGAACTTGCTTCACCGGGAACTGATGTATATATTTCCCGCTCTGCTTCACACGGCTCAACAGTGTCAGGTTCGTTGAACGACTGATATGAGCGCCGTACCGCGCTACCGCCCGAATGGCGAAACTGGTAGACGCATGGGACTTAAAATCCCCCGCTCGTAAGGGCGTGCCGGTTCGATTCCGGCTTCGGGCACCATTAATATCAAGGGCTTGCATGACATACCTCATGCAAGCCCTTAGTTCTTTTTTCCGCAATGAAAAAATCTTTTCCGCAATTCGTGACCGTCAGTCACTTCGTAGGGGTAACCTTCATCCCCTTGCGCATTCGGATGTACTGTTCTGTCATCCCAACGGTCGTATGTCCTAGCTGGTCCCTAGCTTCTCGGATGCTCCCTGTTGACTCCTCCTTATCCGTCGCCGCTTTTGCTCTTAGGTCGCGCATCTGAAATTCTGCTTTTGGAATTCCGGCTGCTTCCCTGGCGTCATCAAACCGCTTTCTGAGCATGCTGGTCGTCATTGGCTGCCCAGAGTCGATTACTACCAGACGTGTTGATCTGATTTTGTGTCCAGCCTTTCGTGTCATGATCCGATCGATTACGACTTTGAGCTCACCAATGATCTCGATCCTTCGTTTAGCCCCGGTCTTGCCTTGCTGAACGGAGAGCTTTCCGTCTTTGATGTCTCGCTCATCCATCTTCAATGTGTCTGCGATCCTCTGGCCCGTTAGGTAGAACAGGTCCAAAGCGTCCCTCAATGGTTGATCCGCATGCCGGTAGGCTCTGGCAAGTACGTCGTCTTCAACATATATGTCGCGACCTGTTTCTTTATTGCCTTTCACGCCTGAGCAAGGATTTGCCAAGGATGTATAGCCATTCTCGCGAGCAAAGTTCCAGATGGAGCTGAGTAGTGCCTTCTCCCGATTCGCGCGAATAGGTGCTGTCTTGCCACGATGACGAAGGTACTGGCTGACATGTTTCGGTTCGATAGCTTCTAGAGGAGCGGGCGGGTCATTGAAGAACAGAAGAAGGTTTTTCAGTTCGCGCGCGTTGTCCTTTTGGGTGGCGTGGGCTTTTGTGGGAACCACCTCATTCATATAAAGCTCGGCTACGTAAGCAAAGGTAAGTACGGTTTGCGTCAGAGCTTGAGAGACACGGCTTTTTTCGAGTTTTGCGTACTCTAGTACGGCTAGGCCGTAATCTGTACCTAGCGGGATTTCCTTGCGTGGTTTCCCGCCAGTGTCATAGAGGTAATAGGTGGTGTTGCCGCGTTTTCTCTCGCGCAGCCGAGGAATGCTCCCCGGCTTTGTTGGTCTTCGTCCCATTTATCCCACCAGGCGCGGCTGCCACGTTGGAGTTTCTGTCGCGTTGGTTGTTGCTCCTGTCAGCGCGGATGCAATCACGCAAGGCCAGCCATTGCGCTTGATGGTATGACGAATGCCATTGCGCTTCAGTACCGTTATCTGACCGGCCTTAGTTTTAGCTCCGGTCAGCTCGCAAACCTGCTCATGGCTAAGAAATTGAATGTTCATGCTGCCTCCTTGCTAGGAAATACAGAGCGCTTCGAATGCGCTTGCTGCCACGACTGGAACCTGTCCGTTGCCAATGGCCTTAAGTCGGTCCACCCGATGGGCCATCCCATTAGCCACTCGGCCCATTCCGGGTTCAGATGACCACCATCCTGTGCCATCACGGCGTGATCCAGCCGATCGTTCGAACGGTCGGCCCCTGATCGGCGAGTTAGTGCCGCGGGGGAGGATCCCTTTGCCATGCTCGCCACTGGTGTTGGCCATCGTCTGGTGGGTGTCTTCTGCGATGAGCCAGATCCGGTCGCGCTGATAAGGGGCACCAAGGTCAGCCGCTCCGATAACACCCCATCGCGCGTCATACCCCATTTCGGCAAGGTCACCGAGCACCACGGCAAGTCCTCTTCCCACAAGCAATGGTGAGTTCTCCAGTTCGACGTAACGCGGTCGTACCTCATCGGTAATTCGTGCCATCTGCCGCCGCAGTCCGGAACGGGCGCCGGCGATACCGAGCCCGTTGCCTGCAACCGAGATGTCTTGGCAAGGAAATCCTCCTGAAACCACGTCAACAAGGCCTCGCCAAGGACGTCCGTCAAAACTGCACACGTCAGACCAAATCGGGAAAGGCGGGAGCAGTCCATCGGTTTGTCGTTGCGCCAGAATCTGTGCGGCGTAGGCATCACACTCAACGGCGCAGACGGTGCGCCAGCCGAGGAGGTGTCCGCCGAGTATTCCGCCACCAGCGCCTGCGAAAAGAGCCAACTCATTCACGCAGCCTCCACAGTGACTTGCGCGGCGCTGGAGAGTGGTTGTCCGACTTTGTTGCCCTCAATTCCTGATTGCAACTGCGCAGCCATCGCAAGCACCTGATCGCGCAGGGACCGGGCATCACGCTCAAGCTTCTTGCCGGTACGAAAGGCGCTGTAGGTCTCGGCGGCGATCCGCAGCAGCTCGCCGATATCGACCAGCGTCTGGTGCTCGGCCGGGCCGAAGAGTGGACCTGCTTCAAATCGTTTGCAGGTGTGTGCCAGGCGCGCGTGATCGGGCCGGATGAACTGCGGGGAGGCCTGAAGCTCGCGGATGGTTTTGGCGCTTGCGGCGCGCTGGATGTCTTCACCCTTGCGCAGGCCGGTCTCCAGGCCATCGCTACGGCCCATGATGTAACCGCCCCAAACTAGGAGGGCCGCCATAATGATCAGGATGACGAGTGCACCTGCTTGTACTGAAGTCATCATTTGGTGTGCTCCTGGGGCTGTCGTTGGCTGGTGGAAACTGCCGTCAGTGATGTGGGTGCAGCATCGGGTTGGTCGTCCTGCTGTCGCTGCATGTCCTCATCAGCCTTGTAGGCGCAGATGTCGATCAACGAGGCCATGTGCCGTATGTGGACGTATTTGAGTGCCTTGCGACTGGCGTCGATCGTGGTGATCGGAAGCTGAATCCTGCCGTTGTAGATCTCAGTCACGAACAGCTGTGAATTCAGGTTCCGAAAATAGGCCTCTCGTATTTTCTCTAGCGGGATCAGTACATTCCCGAAAGTGCGATAGAGCATTTCAACGGTGGTCGATTCAGGCGCCGGATGCAGGCGAAGCGGATTCTGCGTAGCGTTACTCATGGCCTTGTCGAGCCTCCTTGCGTTGTTGTCGTGCCGGGTGGTTCCAGGTGTTCAGGCAGTGGCGTTTAGTCAGCTCGCGCAGATGTTCGGGCACTTCGAGGAGCGCGGCGTTGCGCTCCTCGCGTGTGCGCATGGCAACGATCTGGCGGGCGTACTCCCTAGGCCACGTCACGGCGGTCTGCCGGGATGGCGGGAAGATCAATGCCCAGCTGCTCAGCCAGCCAGCGGATGCCGGCTTGTTTGATCCGGGTCGACTGGCTGTACTGCATGCCGTATTTCTCGTCGTACCAGGGGCTGTCCTTGATCCGTAGATAATCGTTGTCGCGCTCGAGGTCCGCCGGCAGGTTTCCCTTAAGCAGACCCTTTTCGCGCATGCGGGCGATGAGCTTGGGTCGGGTCAGGCCGAGATGAGCAGCTGTTTGGGCGAGGGTTCGTTCCATGGCGCCTCCTTAAGCCGCGTGTGCGGCAGGAGTGGCTGCCGCAGCAATTTGGCTGATGGATTCGCTGACCTTGCCGTAGATTTCGACATCGGTACCGCACGCGGTAAAACACCGGGTGCGCGGGCTCTTTTTGCCGATGCTGAGGATGGCGGTGATGCAGGAAAGAGTGTGCGGGCGATGAACAGCCACGTGCAGAGGCAGGTCGAAGCCCATGTCGAGGCTCAGCACGCCGCCGGTGCGAATCAGTTCGAATACCCGTTGTTTGTCCTGGACGTCAAAGCGTCCGTATTGGCGATCGGCATGCGCACGATGCACCAAGTCGCTGGTGGTGCTCGGATCAAGCGGGCCGTTGGCAATCTCTTCGATGAAGTCGGCCAGCTTGAGGTGCATCTTCTTGTCGTTCGGCAGGGTCAGCGTGTGGCGTTCACTGCCCAGCTCGATGACGAAAGTGCTTTCCACTGTGCCGCGTTCGGCCTTGAGACGGAATGCCAGGCACTCGCGCTTCGGCGCTGTGCGCAGGACGTGGTTGAAGGTTTCGGTCAAGTTGACCTGTGCATTGAGCAACTGCAGGGTGCGGTTGTCGATCTTGTACTTGATCATGCCGCGTGTCCTCCGCCGTTCGGATCGACAGGAGAGGGCTGACAGGACTTGGCGACAAGCTTGGGTTTGCTGTTATGAATGACGACCAGGCAGCCCGTGGCGAGCTGCAGCTGTTCGATCAGTTTGCGATTGCTGACGCATGCAGGATGGATATGCAGGGATGCGGTGGTACGCATTGTAAAGCCTCACTGTGGTAGGAGAGTGAGGCGAGTAAACAGTTTGTTTGGTGGGTGGTCAACACATTTTGTTTGCTATGCCATCGATCTGCTGCCTAGCGGTCTAATGTAGGACCACCAAAATATGCGACCGAGGATTACAAATCGCTGAGATATTATCTTGTCAAAATCATAGTCTTCGTCTGGATATTCTTTAGAATTGAAGCTTTTCAGCGTTATACCGCTGGGGGTTTTCTCAACAAATTTGATTCGCAACAGCCCGTTGTGATCAATCGCGTACATTTCTCCGTCTACGATGCGGGTCATGCCGGTATCTATTCCTACGGTCGCTCCCAATCGAATCAAGGGTTCGGTGCTATTGCAATGATTCATAGCGAAAACTGCGTTTTGTGGATCTACCCCGCAGTCACGCATCGTATCCCGAGAAAAGCGAAGCTTAGGGCCAGTGATCTCTTGAACTTCTGCACGTGGGACCTTGCCAGGCCCATTTATAAACTCGACCTCGCGATACAGCCTCAACTCCACTTCGTCTACTTCCAGAGAGGTGCCAGGATCCCAAGGTGACCTCAACTCCAGAGCGTAAATCGGAGATCCATTTTCTGGAGGTGTGGGGGTGCGTTCCGTAGTCGATGTACGCATTGGTACATCTCTTCCTTCCAGCCATTCACGCTCTACGATCAGAGTGCGCGCGACTTCACCCGCCATGTAGGCTGGAACACCCCTCGCTTTCCAGTTCGTGATGTTCTGATCGTTCTCTAGATCGAGGATTCGAGCCAGCTGAGATCCTGTCAATCCGGACCCCTGAAGTGCTTCCCGAAATCGTTTGCCTTTGAGTTGTTGCGTCTGTTTGCTCATAAACAGGATGTTACAGCGCTTGCGTTTAAAAGATAACAAACGTATTGTTTGGTTTGTTCATTCAATTTGTTTGGTGCGGTTAACGTCATGAGTACACCTGCTCAGATTTTTGATTTGGTATTGCAGGTTGCTGAAGCTGCCGGCAAAAGTCCTTCGCAGCTTTCGCGACAGTGCAAAATCAGTCCTCAACGATTTTTCAATTGGCGACGAAGGGGTATCCCCGTTGCGCAGGTTCGACCTTTATCGAACGCTCTTGCCGGGTTGCTGCAGCCACACCAGCTTAGGCCAGACCTCCCAGAAATCTTTCCAGCGGAGTCAGTTTCAGAAAAAAACTCTGCATAGAAAAAAGGCGACCCAAGGGTCGCCCAGTTTCTCCCGATAGCATCACCACAATGCTATCGGGCCGCGATGTCAGTAGGTGCGCACACCACATGCCGCCGACCCTCATCGCGTTTCCAAGGCTCGGAAGCCTTGGTGTTGCTGCCGTTCTTACCACAGAGCTGGCAGCTGTTGCGCCAGGGGTGAACAACGGATTGTTCGCCCCGGCACGGTGCCGGTTTCGATCTAGCGGATCTAGCCGGCGTTTGGGCCTCTCCAGACCACGCGGCAAATGTATCACCAACATCTGTCGCATGGCACTGGCAACTTTTAGGATTAATGCCATGAGCCGAATCGCTCTTAGTTCTCTGGAACGGGCGCAGCGGGAAATCCTGCCGCTCGATTTAGCGCTGTACCACGCCGCTCGCGAGTACCCGGGTGGCGCTGCTGCCATCGCTGCCACGACCGGTCGTAACCCGACCACGCTGCAGCACAAACTGTCGCCGACCCACCCGAGCCACTCCATCAACATTCAGGAGTTTGGCGAGATCCTCGAACTGACCAAGGATCGCCGCATTCTGGATGCGGTGCACGCGCTGGTCGGCGACACGATCTGGCAGGAACTGGCCGACACCTACACCAACGACATGCCCGAGACCTTGACCACCGGCATCGCCGAATACTTCCGCCAGGTCGCCGATCTGGCCGAGACCTGGGCCAAGAGCATCGGCGACGGTGTGGTGACTGATCAGGAACTGGCGGCGATTCGTCTGCAGGTGTTCCGGGGTATTCAAGGTCTGCTGGGGTTGTTCAACCGCGCCACCTACGTCAACCAGACGACGCGAGGTGCTGACCGTGGCTGACATCGCCGATTTTGCCAACGATCTGGTGCAGGAACGCATCGATCAGGCCATGGCCGCGCGCAGCGCTGCCAAGGCAGAAAGCGCGGCCCATTCCTTGCTGTTCTGTGAAGCCTGTGACGATCCGATACCGGAGGCGCGTCGTCTGGCCCAGCCGGGTTGCTCGCAGTGCATCAGCTGCCAGTCCCTCTCTGAGCGGGGGATTCAGCATGCTCGATGAGGTATTGGGCCAATTCGCCGATTACGGTCTGGAGCCAGCGCAACCGCTGGTGTTCGGCAAGCTGACCCGCTGCAAGACATCGCAGGACAAGGGCAAGGAAAAGAACGGCTGGTACGTGGTTCACGAGCAGCGCACGGAGAAGGGCGACACCCTGATCTTCGGCGCCTTCGGTGACTGGCGTTCGGGCGAGACGCAGAAGATCAAGGTCAAGGCCGGCCGCATGTCCCCCGAGGAGCGCGAAGTGATGCGCGCTCGCCAGGAGGAAGCCAAGCGCCGCGCCGCCGAAATCGCGAATAACGCTGCGCGGCGGGCCGCGAAAAGGGCGCAGGGTTTGTTCGAACGCATGCCGACCACCGGGCGCAGCGACTACCTGGACCGCAAACAGATCGTCGGCATCAACGTGCGTTACGCGCCACGCACCGGTGCCGTGCTGGTCCCAATGAAGAACGCCCGTGATCAGATCATGGGCCTGCAGGTGATCTTCCCGAACAAACAGGAAGACACCGGCCGCGACAAATCCTACTGGCCCTACGGCATGGCGAAGGAGGGCACCTTTCACCTGCTCGGTCCGCACCCGGTTCCGGGCGAGCCGGTGCTGGTCTGTGAGGGTTACGCCACCGGCGCCAGCCTACACATGGCGACGTCGCTTGCGGTGGCCGTGGCCTTCGATGCGGGCAACCTGCTGGCCGTGTGCAAGGTCATGCGCGAACGCTTCGCCGGTTGCCCGCTGATCATCTGCCGCGATGACGACTGGAAAACCACCAAGCCCAACGGCGATGCCTGGAACCCGGGCGACGAGAAGGCCAGCAACGCCGCGCTGATCGTTGGTGCCCAGATCGTCGCGCCGATCTTCGCGGTCGAGCGCCACGACAAGTGGACCGACTTCAACGACCTGCACGTCGCCGAAGGCCTCGACGCAGTTCGCCGACAAGTGCTCGCGGTGGTCCGCCCACCGGCGGCCGGTGGCTGGAAAGATCAACTGGCCCGCAGTGAGAGCGGCGCCTTGATCGCGCACATGCAGAACGTCGAATTGATCCTCGCTCACGACGAACGCTGGGCCGGGGTGATCAGCTACTGCGCCTTCAGCTCGAAGATCGTCAAGTTGCGCGCGGCCCCTTATGGCGGTGGCACCGGCGAGTGGGCCGACATCGATGACGTGCGCGTGATGAAGTGGCTCGCCCAGCAGTACAACCTGCGCGTGAAGTCCTCGCACGTCATCGAGGCGGTGAGTGTCGTGGCGCACGACCACGCCTTTCACCCGGTGCGCGAGTACCTGAAAAAACTCGAGTGGGATCGCGTGCCGCGCGTGGAGCGTTGGCTGACGGATGTGATGGGGGTGAAGGAAACCGACTACACCTCCAAGGTTGGCAAACGCTGGCTGATTTCGGCCGTGGCACGGGTGATGAAGCCCGGCTGCAAGGCTGACTCGGTGATGATCCTCGAAGGCGTACAGGGTGCCGGTAAGTCGACCGCGATGAGTGTGCTCGGCGGTGAGTGGTTCATGGACACGCCGTTTGCCCTCGGCGACAAGGACGGCTTCCAGGCAATTCGCGGTAAGTGGATTGTCGAGCTCGGCGAGCTGGACAGCTTCAACAAGGCCGAGAGCACCAAGGCCAAACAGTTCTTCTCGGCGTCGACCGACACCTACCGCGAAAGCTATGGCCGCAGAACCCTGGACGTGCCACGCCAGTGTGTCTTCGTCGGCACCACCAACCAGGACGAATACCTCAAGGACGCCACCGGCAACCGCCGGTATTGGCCGGTGGCGTGTACCAAGGTCGACGTGCCGTTGCTGCGCGAGATCCGCGACCAGCTGTGGGCCGAAGCGGTGTTCTGCTTTGAGGCCGGCGACCTTTGGTGGGTCACGCGAGAGGAAGCGCCGATGTTCAGCGAGGAGCAGGACGAACGCTTTGTGGTGGACGAATGGGAAACACCGATCCTGACCTGGCTCGAAGAGTCGCAGATCGGCGAGACCACCACCGGCAGTGAAGTGATGGGTCAGGCGCTCAAGCTCGATCCCGGTCATTGGGGTAAGCCCGAGCAGATGCGCGTCGGCGCAATCCTGCACCGGCTCGGCTGGCGACGCTTCCGTCTGGGGGCGTTGAACAAGAGCGGTCAGCGGCCATGGGCGTACAAGAAACCCGAGCACTGGGGCAGGGCGTCTGCGCTGCAGCGGGACGAGTTCGAGGAGCCATGCTTCGATGATTAAGGCGATCGATATGGCCCTCAAACAATGGGCGCAGGAGCTGCACAGCGACGAGGTGGCCGCCGGTTACTCAGGCGGCAACATGGTTGCGATGATGATGGAAAGCGGCGGTCAGCTGGTGCGCGGACGGCGCGGGAGCCGAGTGCCGCTCGAGGCGTCTTTGGACATTGAGCGCATCGTCAAGAAACGCCTCGATCCCGAGCTGATGACGGTGGTGCAGGTGCATTACTTCCAGCCTGATTCGCCGTTGGCGGCACGTCTGACGCGCAGTGGCTGCACACGCAACGTCTACTACCAACGCCTGCATGACGCCCACATCGTGGTCGAGCACTTCCTCCTGGGGGAAGCGGCTTGATCGTGGGCATCCCTCTGGCTCACGCCGTCCCACCGACCTGCGCTCGTCCTACTGCTTTTGCAGTCATGGGACGGGCGCAGGCCCCGTCATTGTTGGGCTGTCCCACCGTCCCACCTTTTTTGCCTCCCGCCCGTGTATGCGTAGCGGGCACAGGTACGCGCGTTCACGCGCACGCGTGCTTTTTAAATTTCTCTCTATACACGAGAAAAGAGAAAGAAAAGTAGGACGGTGGGGCAACGCCCCAATCTGCGGGGCTTTCAGACGTCCCACCTTGTTTTTAGAAGGTGGGACGCATGGGACGCCACTGAAACAACAGAAGCAAAAGCCAGCCGGGATGAAATATTCACCGACATTCGCCAGCCGTTCACTGGGCATCACCCACATATTCACCGGATGGCATTAAACCGGTCTTGCTGCCACCAGAATACAGCTGTAAAAAGAGGCCATCTTCGATGGGTGCGACCGCAAAGCGCGGCAGGCCACCCACCACCCGACCCGGCCATAGCGCCGGGTCTTTTTGTTTGAGGGGCAGGGCAATGACGAACGAGCAACAGGCACTGGCAGAGATGCCGATCTGGTTGGTGATTGCCCTGTCATTGGTTGGCGGTGTGTCCGGCGAGATGTGGCGCGCTGACAAAGATGGGGCAAGAGGCTGGGCGTTACTGCGCCGCCTCGCACTTCGGTCCGGCGCCTGCATCGTCTGCGGCGTGTCAGCGATGATGTTGCTGTTTGGCGCGGGCCTGTCGATCTGGACAGCCGGCGCCCTGGGTTGCCTAACAGCGATGGCCGGCGCCGATGTCGCCATCGGCTTATACGAACGCTGGATGGCCAAGCGGCTGGACCTGAGCGAAGCGGAACCGAAAGCATGAGCCGGGCAGGCCGGCTAGGACGCAGATTTCACGGGTCCTCCCCGAGGCCCGCCCCCTACACGGGTTATCGAACTCGCGGATTCTCTCTAGCTGAAACGTGCGCAGGGATGTCCGTCTTTCCAAGTGGAAGACGGGGCTCAGCACTGATAACGATCACGGATGTGCAGGTTGTAATAGGCACCTTTAGACACCGCGGCCATCAAGCCATTGTGGATGGCCGATGGGACGCCGCAGAAATCGTAAGAGTGACCCTGTTCAAAGCGGATCCTCATTCGTCTCGTTGCTGGATCGTAGCCAACGGCGGTCATCGCACTGGAACGCACGGCAATCATTTCCATGACATCTCTCCCTCTGACGGATCGTCCACTGATGCTAGTCGAGCGAGGCGGATCTGCAGCCCAGGCCACCGAAAAGTCGCCGGGGACCCTGGGGACTTCCAAAGGACACGGGGTCGGAAACCCGCGGGATCGTGTTAGTGGGAGGCCCGCCAGCTTACTGAAATTTCAACCCACTGAAATCTTGAAAGGATTCATTGAAAAGCCGCTGAAGAGGAGGGCTTATGAACACAGTCACTTACCTGTCCAAGAGCGCCTTCGCCGCGCACATTGGTCGCTCACCAAGTTACATCACCTGGCTGAAAGAGAATGGCCGCCTGGTGCTCTCACCCAATGGCAAGCAGGTCGACGTGCTGGCCACTGAAGCGCTGATCCGCGATACCGCCGATCCGAGCAAAGCTGCCGTTGCTGCTCGCCACCAACAGGAGCGGCTTCAGCGTGATGTGTACAGCCACGTCGCTGCACAATCCGAGCCGACGAACATGGCTGCGCCGTCGCCCGCTGATCCTGCACAAGGGCAGACCCCGGACTTTCAGAAAGCGCGTGCGCATCGCGAGCACTACCTGGCGCGCATGGCAGAGATGGAGTTTCGCAAGGCGCAGGGCGAACTGGTGGAGATCAGCTTTGTGCAGAAGGCTGCGTATGAGACGGCACGCTCGCTCAACCAGTCGCTGATGAGCCTATCGCCGCAACTGGCACCCCAGCTAGCTGCGCTGTCGGATGCATGGGAGGTAGAGCGGCAATTGACCGCTGCGCTACGCCAGCGACTCAACGAAGCGGCTCAAGTGTCCAGCGACGATTTTGGATTTGCGCTGGACGTCTGCTAA